AGTTTCATCACACCTAAAGCACTCAAGACACTGGCTGACTTCAAAAGCCAGCAGTTAGGTTACAACACGGTGTACAAGGAAGAGCTGACCAAGTGACGTACATTCTTTTCACTGGTGCACCGGGATCCAAGTGGAGCAGTGTGGCTGAGAACATATATCAGTCACCAGACATAGATCGTTCAGACAGCACCAGTGAGAGGACATACCTTAAGGACGTGGTAAAACACCAAGGTGCCTACTTCGACCCCGGTATGGAGTTCGACAACGGTCCTGAACACTGGGACCGTCCTTTCTCGGGAACGGGCCGGAGGATCATCAAGTCACACACGTTCGCACACCAACTGGACAAACTTAAGACTCTGGGATATCCCATCGTGATGGTGTACCGCAGTCATCTTGAGTGCTATGACTGGTGGATGCAGGCGGGAGGATTCGACATCACCTATCCCAACTACAAAACCTACTACAAGGACCCAGACAACATGTGGTCGCAAATCAGATCGCAGAACAGAGACATCACCCTGTTCATTCAGCAGAATCTTAGCAGGATCGCCTGTCCCACGGACAACTTTGACCTGTGCGGGACGCTGGGAATAAAATCTCCTGGGCCCAGAGATAGGATACATACACAAAACTATACAGAAAAAGACATCAAGGTATACGTGTACAGATGAACAAAAAGATATTCGCACAACTGCTGGCATACAGCCAAAACGATCTAGACAAAATAACACAACCATATGTTATGGAGACGTTTGGTGTGGTGGTGAAGAGATGTGAAACCTTGGAGGAATACACACAGGTAATAGACGATGCCTGCCTACACAGATATTTCTCCAAGTATTGGCAGAACGACATGAAGAAGTGGAAGTACTCGGGTGTAGCATTGATAGACGAAGTCAACGACCTGAAACCACGTGCGGTGTTGGATGTGGGCTGTGGCTACAACGAGTTCAAGGGCAAGATCAATAATCTCATCGGAATAGATCCATACAATGATCGGGCAGACTTCGAGGTCAGCACACTGGACTACAAGACAGATCAGAAGTTTGATGTGATACTGTGTCTGGGTTCTGTGAACTTTGGAAACCGAGACAAGATCATAGCGGAGGTGGGCAGGTGTGTTAACCTGTTGGCGGAGGGCGGCACCATGTTCTTCAGGGTCAACCCAGGAATACAGCACGACCGACCCGAGGCCCAGTGGATAGAGTTCTTCAGTTGGAACGTGCCATTCATCATAGAACTGGCGGATATGTTCAACCTCCAGGTTCTAGACATCAGGGACGACACAAATTCACGCAAATACTTCGTATACAGGAAATGAAAACCTTACTCTTGAACGGCTGTAGTTTTGGAGAGTGTTGGACACCGAGTGCCGATTTCGTTAAAGGGTTAGGCTGTGACAGTGTCACGAATATTTCAAAAGTGGCAACCAGTTTCCAAAGGACGTGTAGGTCGACGATAGAATGGATCTCTCAGAACAGTGATCCTGCTTTCGTTATAGTTCCCATCACCTTTTCGCATCGCTGGGAACTGGCTGTCTCCGACGATGAAGATGAGCTAGATGGTTCATGGTCCCCAATCCAGAGAAAGGAATTACTAGATGACATAAAACTTAATCTCCACAGAGATGTCAGCAAGGTCAAATTAAAGCAACTTGTGGATCTGTATTACGGCTCCATACCAACGATCAAAACCTATTGGGACAAATTATTCACAGAAATCATTTTGTTGGCATCATTTTTAGAAAATAGGAAAATAAAATACCTTTTCTTTGACATGTGCAATGAATTTGACAAAAAACATATCAAAGGGTATAAAGGATTTGAAAAGGTAAAAATGATAAACGCCAATAAAAACATCATTGACATATTTGGTTTCTGTGGTAACAGATACATGTGGTCCACCATGAAGAACAAAGAGCAGACGGATTTCAATGTCCATCATGCCCCGGAACAGTATCGAGCACTAGAAAAATACATTTTAGACTACATTACACACTAGACTTTTGCTATTATTCTGTTACAATAAAGAGTAAATACCTTAGATATGCACAAACACACTCGAAGCCTACTGGAAGAACTAAGCTCGATGCCTCTCAAAAGAGACAAGGAGGAGGTCGTTGAGAGCAGGGCATCACACATCCTTGAGAGTGCCATAAGGTTGATGCACTACATCAGGGAGAACTTCGACCAGGACACAGCATTCAAACTGGAGAAGAAATTCAACTCAGCACTGAAGAACATGGACGCATCCAAGTTCAGCAAAGGTGTGGCACGCATCAAAGAGAATCGAGACATCAAAGAGAACGTGCTTAAGATCCGAGACGGCGAATACAAAGAGGACTAATCCAATGTTGATAGAAGACGTCCTTACAGAATTCAAGAGGACACACCTGGAGCACATCGAGGACATCGTGATCACGGACGGCTACGAGGGTGGACGTGCTGTAATAGAATATTTCAGAGGTTTATTACTAACGTTAAAAGGAACCAGTTCAGAGGCCGTGAAGGTTTCCGTGAAGTGGGATGGCGCACCGGCGGTGGTGTGTGGTATCAACCCTGACAACGGCAGGTTTTTCGTTGGTACTAAATCAGTGTTCGCCAAGGCGGCAAAGATCAACTACACCAAAAGCGACATTGCCAACAACCACGGCACGGATGACCTGGGCCAGAAATTACTCAAGTGTCTTGTTCATATCAAGAAACTGGACATGACGGGAGTATACCAGGGAGACTTATTATTCACGGACGAGGACATCACACGTAAGAACGTCGATGGCAAACCCAATTTAACATTCACGCCCAATACTATCACATACGCAGTGCCAGAGCAATCGGATCTGGGGAAGCAGATAGACAGGGCAAAAGTTGGAATAATATTTCACACCACATACGTGGGAGACTCACTGGCTGACATGAACGCACAGGCCGGAGCGGACGTCGATGCATTCACCCGATCACCGGACGTGTTTTTTGACAACGCCACCTACAAGGACGTGTCAGGATCGGCCAAGTTCACGGACGCCGAGACGAAACAGTTCTACAACGGCATTGAGAAACTAGAGGCACTACTCAACAACGTGCCAAGGAACTTATCAAGCGTGTTGGGACAGAACCAGGACTTCGTGCCCATGTTCCAGATGTACATCAACGCCCGAGTCAGGGAGGGAGAACTGCCCAACGACGCCAACAAGTTCTTATTGGGATTTAAGAAATTCTACGCAGACAGGATGGCACAGCAGATGTCCGGACTGAAGGCGCAGAAGGCCTTACAGTTGCGACAGGACAAAATAAAACAGATGCCCGTGTTCCTCAACAGGGCCAAGAAACCACTACAGGCCATGCTGACATTCTACAGGGCGGTACAGACCATGAAGGCTTTCGTACTGAGGAAGATGAACCAGGCGCAGGCAATAGGATCATTCCAGCAGACAGACTCGGGACTGGAGGTCACTGAGCCCGAGGGATTCGTGGCAGTGGACAAGTCAGGCAGTGCTGTGAAGTTGGTAGATAGGTTGGGATTTTCTAGAAGGAACTTAACCGCGATCAGCAAATTCAAGAAATAGATTCAACGTCTTGTTGATTTCTAAACTCAATTTTTCTTTGTTAAAAAAAATATTATAATTGTGTTGCCTTAATGATTGGGTCTGCAGATAAATGTCTTGCCAGGGCGCATCGCGAAGACGATCACACAGGTCGACTATGGTGTTTATACGCATGTCAGGATCTCTATCCAGATCATAAACCTCCTCAAAATAATTGTTGAAAGTTCGAAAGCCCATATCCCTCAACTTCTGTAGGTATAGATAATTGCCATGCACGACAAAAAGTTGTTGTGCTATGATCGGTTTCCATATCTTCTCTGTCATGAACACTTCATAGTCGTTGTCGTTGGTTTCTGACACAATGCTACAGGCAGTATCATTGTATGGCTTCTCGAATATGTCTTGGTCCATGCCGTACCGTGGATAGTCCTGCGCCCATGGCAATTCGTATTCCGCGGGCAGTTTTCGAGAGGGCCAGCTGGTGTGTAAACTGTTTTCCAATATGCCATTGTTAAATAATTTGTCATACAATTTTTTTCTGTGCGCTCTTACTTGCTTATTGAGATACAGGAAATCATACTTTTTGTTAGAGTGATCAAAGTTGAAAGTCTTATCCTTATGTTTAGTGTACATGTAATACCAAAACCAACTGACACCACCTGTCCACTTTACATGTTCTAATTCAATTTCTGGATACTGTGTTGTACTTTGTATGTTCTCCAGTGATTCCCATGGGTTGGCCTTTATGAAAACAAAACCTTGACTGTGTAACAAATCACAACGTCTCTTTAATTCCAAAACAAATTCTTTGTTTCTCGATACCACATTTTGTTTTGGCAATGAACTTATGTCGATCACCGCGAACTTCCTGTCGTAACTGTCAAGGTCATGGTCATGCAGTGTGTAATACTCGCCGGTTGAATCAAAAGTTTGATCTTTTAAACTATGTAAGTTGATAAACTGTTCTAGTCTCAGGTGATCTCCGGTCTTCATCACGTCTGTCAGTATAAAATTACGTTGCATAGTATTCTATAAATACCTGTATGTTAACACCATTTTTAAAGTATGTATCTGAGGGCAAAGTAATTAGGCGACATAGTGACCTGCAGAGATACACCTTTCCAGAGGTAACGGAGAGGATATATCTCAGTTTCTTGGCACTGGCACTCATGAGCCAGCACAAGGACACGGCGGGTTTCGCTAAATCATACGCTGACCAGACCATGGCCAAGGGCACGTTCGACCAGGTCAGGATGATCAACAATGACCTGGCCAACATGCTGGCCATAGTGAGTGGAGACCCGGAAATCACCAAGAAACTCAAGAACAAGAACCAGGCGCAGGCCATGAGGCAGAGGCAACCGGTGCCCGTGATGGCGCTGAGGAGATACATGAGGACCTGGGAGGATCATTACAAGAATTTGACACAGTTAGAGCGGGCACTCAACATAACGGACGCCAATTACAAGAATCTTAGAAGAAATATTGCCAATTACAATAGGTTGGATGACAAGAACAAGCAGGCCACAAGGAACAAACTGCTCCAGCACCTGGGCGCCAAACTGGCGGGCACGGACCTACACAGGGCCGCCAAGGGGGCACTGTGATGATCAAGTACATCTGTGAGCGTTGTGGCTGTGAACAGCACTGTAAGAAATCATGCACCGAGTGCCTGGACTGTCCTGACTGTGGATGTAAGCAGTGTAAAAGGAAAAAATGACCTATCCGACAGGAAGAGACTTCTGGGTGGCCTATCATGGAACGCACACAGAACCCACGTTCATCGAGAATGCCGGTGATGGACAATCGGAACTGAGGCGCGAGGCCTACAAACACATAAAATCATGGCGTGGCTGTGTTGATGCGGGCGCCAACGTGGGCATGTGGACCAGGAGCCTGATGCAGGACTTCGAACAGGTCTATTGCTTCGAGCCCAACCCTGTGTTTGCGGAATGCTGGCGCAGGAACATACCTTCAGATCGGAACGCGGTTCTACACGAAGTTGGACTGGGTGATTCAGAACACACAGCCACTTTCACACAACCACTGCACCAGAAGTTGGATCGCAGACCCGGTGACATACAGATCCGTACGCTGGACAGTTTTGAGTTGACTGACATAGACTTCATCAAGATAGACGTGGACGGCTACGAGGACCTGTTGGTCAAGGGCGCACAGGAGACCATAGCCGAGAACACACCAGTGATCAATATCGAAATGAAGAGGAACAAGAGACCGGAGGTGGTGCGTGTGGCAGAGAAGATCTTGAAGAATCTGGGCTACAGGCTAGAAATCCGCACCAAAAGTGACGAAGTTTGGCTTAAATCTTAATATTACAGCATAATTTACCAAACACACCCATAAATACAATTAACTTGATGCCTGAGCGGCATCATAGTCATTTAAATCAGATAAAAAGGAGGATTAAAAATGGCAATATCAGAAAACAACACTACATTCGTAGCGGCAAATGGAAATCAATTAGGTAAAGAACTTGAGTTCTTAACAGTTGACGCTGGCGAAGAATTAGCGAACCACACAGGTAAAGATGGTACGCTACAAGCAATCGAACAAACGATCATGGCTTACGGTAACATCGTAGGTGCTGGTCCGTTATTCGACACTAACGCTTCAAAAACATACATCGTTGAAGGTACTGACATGTTTGTTGGTGCTCCGGCATCAGCAGGTGGATCATTCACATTCACACAGCAATCTGAGGGTGGATCTGCTTCAACTTTACTTGCGGCTATCAAAGCATTAGGTACAGTTGATTCAATCGACTTGAACGATGGTGGTACTACAGCAGTTGTTAACGACTTAGAAATGTAATTCTAATATATCTTAAGGAGATTAACAAATGCCTATTACACAAAACAGATCAACAGATCTTACAAGAAGACAGGCCTTCAATGGTAAGGGTTTAACTTTCATCGAAGTGATCTGGAACAACGAAGACATCGCACCTCAGACCACACCAGAGGCGTTGGATTCAGTGTTCGACCAAACAACCAAAGTTGTGAACAAGAACGGTACGCTACTAGCGGCATCTTACAGATTAGCGGCGAAGGCCACTGACAACGATGCGGCCGAGGCGGCTTCAATCAGTGCTGATGAGTCTATCACGTCTTACCAGTTCATCTGTGAAGGAACACCGGGACAGTTCAACGCGGCGGACTCAGTAGGTGACACCAACATTGACGTTGATGCCACTGTAATCGCTGACGCTGAAGCGGACCTAGAAGCAGACATCAGAGCAGTTATCTCAGGTGACTCAGCGGCTGGACAACTTCATGTGAAGATGAGAACATTATTACCAGAGGGCGTTGGCTCAACAGGTGATGATGCTATCTACGGAATGTTCGACCAAAGGGGTGATGCGTAAGCATAGCCACTAGTCAACAGACTGGATTACCAAAAGGGCGGATCTTTAATTAGTTCCGCCCTTTTTTTTACGATTAAATAATCACATGCCAAATCACTTAGACAAAGCCATAGATATTATCTTGAGTGGAGACTCCAAACTCAGAGACAAGACCCCTCGTGTGTATGCCTTACCAGAAAAACTTCCAGAAGGATGGGGAGAACTCAAAAGGATGAGATATCTCGACCATGACATATCAGCGGGGCGTAACATCAAGCGTTGGCTCAAGAGAGATTACGAGGCCAGGAGATTGGTGCTACAAGAGCCGCCTTTCGAGGAGGCCGAGGACCAATCAGAGATATTCACAATGATCAGAGAACCCTACCAGAGATGGTGGTCGGGCATCCGTGACTTCATGTACTTCATGCCATGGTACACATGGTGGAAGAACGAACGGATCATGGAGCAATGGCCACACTTCCACAGGGCCACTTTCCGGATACACGACGTGATGGAACAGATCAAACCGCAACACTTGATCAAAGTGGATGACGGACTCAACAACAGGATCATAAACTTCGCGAGAAAACACAGGTTGCTTTGTTTCGGCAACATTCCACACGAGAGGCACATCAGACACTCTAGAAAAGACATCCAGAAAATGGAAAGGGTGGGACAGGAAGAACTACAGAAATGGCTCAAAGCCAATCCCGCCTGGCAGAAGAAGTTAGACGACTACCTAGAACCAGACCTCGCATACTGGGATAAAGTCAAAGGGCAGGACTGATGCATGAGTACCGTATCCACACGTTAGTAGACATCACCGACAACGGCAACCTCCGACAGCCCTTCCCGTTCAAGACCGAGTCGGGAGATGTGATACACGACAAGCACAGTCTCTCTATAGCCCGCAACCAGAACAGCAACTTCAACACCATGATACAACTGCTACAGATGAGGGGCAACATAACCTGGGAACTGCCACCACAGAGGATAGAGATACAGAGCCTGAAGAACCACATATTCGGATCGTTCTACGAGGGCAAACAGACCACCTGGCACTTCCAGTTCTTCACGGAGCAGACAGGGGTGTATGGAGACGAACAGGATCCCGTGGCACAACTAGTGGAGGACTTCCACCAGGTGCCCATACTGTCTTTCTGCAAGGAGACCGTCACATTCCCCCTGAGCACCTTCGACACCATGACGCCCGTGAGCAAAAACACGTACTTTTCATACGCGGGCCCGATCGATAAATAATACTTGATTAAGGCACACACTACAAAACTTATTAAGGCTAGCACAGGCGATGACACAGGCACAATTCCAGGCTTTAGGAGCGGAGATCAGAGAGATCAAACAGGAGTTGAGAGAGTATATAAGATTAATGAGTACAACAGATTTAGAAAAGACAAACCTAGAAGCACACGTGGACCTCTGTTCGGAGAGGTACAAGGGCCTACACGACAGGCTGAGTGCGATCGAACTGA